TTATTTGAATTCAAACGCACCGGCAGGTCGTTTGGATATGTTATCTAATGCTATTCTCCAATTGGATGGAAAGGATCGATTTATGGCCAGATTACCATCCTTCTTTCGATTGGAGCAGCCCTATCAGCACCACACGACCACTCCGGTCAAATCGTTTATTTATAATTATTCATTTGCTCTGAGACCTGAGGATGCTCAGCCAACAGGAACCATGAATGCCAGTCGTATTGACAGTATTGTGTGGCAATTGGAATTGAATCCGATTCTGAATAATCCTGCCATTCCTGCATCACAGCAGCGAGGTAATTGTCGTGTGATGATTTATGCTCATAACTACAATGTTTTCCGCGTGATTAATGGGTTTGGTGGGTTACTGTTTACGATTTAATGATGTGAGAAGGAAGAGACAGAGATCAAACGAGAACAAGAAAACTCCAAACAGACAGTAATGAGCAGAAGAGACCCTATCTCGCAAGTCAAATATTGGTTGGAGGGTACAACCGCCAATAACTCAAATGTGGATGATGATACGGATGCCGCTGTCCATTTATCCTATGATATCTTTCTCGGTTTATCCGTATTTGGTGGGTTTTTTGGATTGGATCATTTGTATTTGCGATCACCATGGACTTTTTTGGCAAAAGCGGTTGTCAATATGTTCTTTTTTGGAATTTGGTGGATCTACGATGTTGTTCACGCCTTATTTAATTCCGATACGGTCCGTGTCTATGGGCTAGGTATTCCAGGATGGGGTCCAGCAGGAATTGGTGCAGGTGTGTTATCCAATGATGTGCCTGACCGAAAGCATTATCGTTTCTTTATCTATGCTTTAGCGTTATTCTTTGGAGGCGCTTTTGGCCTAGATTCCTTCTTATTGGGAGAGAACGATTTTGGAGTTCTTCAATTGGTTGCATTAATATCCATCATTGGTGCTCCCCTCTCATTGTTAGAATGGGCACATAATCTATTCAAGTTCTTTTTCTATACTGAGGATGTTGTATCGAGTCATTACAAGTTTTTTGGAGCCCCTGCTAGTTCTGCTGTATATAAGTGGCTAAGTTCTCGTTTCCCTATATTAGCATTTATTTTTTCACCGATTGAGAGTTTGAAGTATGTTGTAAATAAGATTGTTGGTCCAGCGTTGATTGAACCTGTTACAAAGACTGCGCAATCTGCAATTAATACTGCGGAGCATGCAATTAGCACGGTTGACAATACCGTTCAATTAGGAAGAAATATTGTTGCCAAGAGTTCCGATGTGATTGATCAAGTGGGAAAGACGATTGATACATTGAGTCAAGTATCTACATTTACACCTGCGGCATCCATGTATGCTACCGCACAATCTGCTCTAGAGCAAAAGGGCGGATCGATCTCTTCCCCTGCTTCTATCCCCGCCTCTTCAGACAACTTAAATACAACAGCCTATGTATTGTTAGGAACACTGTGTCTGATTATTCTGACCGGTTTTTGCACTACTATTTATCGTATTCGTAATGTCGGTCAACCAGAGCAATCAGGAAAGCAACAGCCAGATGACACCCCTCCCGAGCCAGGAGTTCTTCGAGGGGCTGATTCAAAAGGGCAAGGAGCATGATCCAATGGTAGTGGTGCGTTTTACTGCATCATGGTGTGGCCCCTGTAAACAGGTGAAGACCGATCAACTATTGGCTGTATCCAATCAGATTAAGTGGTATATTGCAGATATTGATGAGGAGGATAACTTGTATACGCTAGGATATTGTGGTCTACAAAAGATCCCTGGTTTTATGGCCATTAAGAATGGTAATCCTCTGCCCGCTCTTCAGTCTTCTAATACAGATCAGATTGTGGAGTGGTTGCGTAAGGTATTTGAACTATAAGACAGATAGATACAAAATAAAAAAGGGATAGCATGTTCCACGCTTGCTATCCCTTTTTTAAGATCCAATTCCAACTAGAAATCGGAAGAGAAAAAGTAACACATTCGATGATTATGTTCAGAATACTGCACACACCGATGTGGTATGTGGGTGTCACGTAGTGTTTTAAGGCGGATCGGACATTGATGGTTATTTTTCTTACACTCGGACAAAAAGAAGGAGAGGAAAAGATGCCCATTGGTCTGTCGTTCAGGGTGCCACATGACGCCATAAATCGGCCACTTTTTTGCTTCAATCGCAGCAACATAGGTTTCGCCCGCATCATTTCGAGCCGTTGCAACGAGGCGGAAAAAACGACGCAAGTGATCATTTCGTAGAAAACGAATGGGCGAAATACCATATTCATGGTTCTGCGCGGTTCTGGCATACTCTTCAAATGCATCCGCATTCTTCTTGGATAACCATCGATACATTCGTGAGCGTTTTCCTTCATCGGTCCATTCAATGGAGCGTCGTTGATGATCCACAATTGGTTCAAAACGATTCATAGACCCAATAAGAGACATGAGAAGTTCAAATCCGAAACATGTTCCCCAGATGGGAAAATATTCACCTGTGCGCAGAGAAAGAGAAATGAACCGCTGAACCGTTTGTAATAACTCAGGCTGTTTTAATAGAAAAGTAGTTTCACCCCCTGGAATAATGAGTCCATTTAAGATAGAATAATAGAGATCAGGGTGAGGAGTATTGTAGGGGACAGGAACCACTGTGACTCCATGTTTTTCTAATCCATCCGCGTAGGCCTTCATAATGTGTGAGGAGCCATACTTCGTAGAAAAAGAATGAGGAATGGTCAGAATGCCCACCGTATAATGTCGCTTCTTTTTGTATGTTTGTTGATGACGAACCGTAGGAACAGATGCCATAAGTCGACAAATGTCTAATGATGGTTTTCATATTTATTATCAGCGATGGGTAAGATTAAGAGGCAAACAATATGCGTCCGCGACCCTCTTTGATCTCATAGACATTCCATGCCTCTGAAATGGCCCTCATTTCCACGATACGCTGTGCAAGAAGAGGATGCACAGGAACATTCGCCAATTCCAGATACAATGTAGGGCGATCTGCGGTTGTAAAATTCACGGTCCCCTCAGGGATACGATAGGAAGGATACACAACACCCAATCGATCACCCAATGACCAACGCATTTCGCCGATTCCAGCAGGCCCCACACGCTCTTGTTTGCTCCATGGAACAATTCCATTCCATACTTCACCTGACTCGAGACGCTCACGATCACGACCTGCAATTAAGAGTTTCAGTTGATAATAAAATCCCCCATAAGGCTCTGTATAGGGCTGTGTATCGCTTGGAACATGATCATCAAAATAGGAATTACGAAAATCATCCAGACGATTCTGATCCATGGTTTGTTGCAGTCGAAAGAACCAAAACAGACGCTCAGTAGGGTGTCTTCCTTCCAGACGCCGAGTCACTGCAGAAGTTCCACCCTTATCCAATGAAATAAAATCCAATTCGCCAAATGTAAAGCGATTTTCAAAGCATTTTCGGAAAGGGATCTGAATGGTCTGTTCACGCAATGATTGTTGTATGTCAGCAGGGACATAGTGCTGGACCGTGGAGAGAACAATGGTAGGATGCCCTATTTCATGAATCAATCGTGGAGAAAAGGTTTGAGTCGTCGATCCATCGGATAGTGTGTATTGAAACGTGTTGGCGGACGACCATGGCGTGGGTTTGAAAAGACTAAAATCACTACAGATCACAATATCCTCTAGTTTTCTAAGAGTGATACGTAATCGGAGTGTTTGCCATGTCATTGCAAGAAGAGGAAGACCCACATCATCTGGAGATTGTAGACCAGGAAGGGGTAAATAGATACGAAGAGGAGGAGGTGTTGCACGAAGTTGAAGGGCGCGAAGCGTAGACCCTGTATATCCTCCTCGAATAAGCCGTAAATCACTATATGTTCGCGATCCTTCTGTCAATTGTTTTACAAGTAGTCCATCGCCGCTCCATTCCTGTATCAACGCTTGATCTTGATAGAACTGTATCTTTTCAAAGAGGAAATAGCCACATCCATTCACATAACCATATGATAACCCGTTTGTTGCGGTAATTGGATACAGACCATTTGCTACAGAGGGGTCAATTGGCATTCCATTCGGGTGGATCGGAAGGGGTGGTAGCCACGAAGGGAGTTGTATATCAAGTGCACATTCGGTCAGAATATCACCATAACGATCAATTTCTACTTCGAAAGTAGTTCCAAAGTGTGTCCCATTGACAGGAACTGAAGTCTTCCTTTCTTTGATATGAGGAATAGAAGAGGCATATGCAGCAGAATAGGTAAATTGACTTTCTTTTGAGTCATTTACAAAATATTTATCTTTGATGCCACGGGCAACGAGTTCAAAGAGAGCCCCTTGACCACTGGATTGTTGGATACTGGTCATTCTACTGACGCATACAGTGATTTTTTAGATTGTATTTAAGAGAGAAGATGACGTAGGAAGGAACTAATAAGGCCGGATAGTAGTGAGATTCCTAGCGCCATGGGCAAATTGAAGCGATAACTAAGGACAATCAAGACGGCAAGAGACGAAAAGAGCGCCACCAGTAAGACAGCCACACCGTCACCCACATTGGTTTTCGAAGAGGGGGCGTAGGAAAGCCATTTCATAAGGAGATAGTGACTCGCTCCCGCAGTAATGACAGAGGCAAATACCATTACAGTAAGGATACCTGTCCAGTTGAGTGCATAGGTAAATGCAGCCAAGTAGACGACGATCACATTAAGAATGGACAAAAGCAATGCTTCAAGAGTGATTTCAGTTGTATTCTTCATCGATCTCTACTGTAAATGTGGGTATTATTCTCCAAGAGGTGCACAGGAAAAAATTGAAACCAAAGGAAAGAGTCGGAAGGGAAAGAGAAACGATGTCCAATCTATTGATTGTGGAGTCCCCTGCCAAGTGTCAAAAGATCCGCAGTTTTCTCGGATCAGATTGGAATGTGGTGGCTACGATGGGTCATATTCGTGCATTGGAAGAAACGCTGGACGCGATTGGTTTAGAGAATGGATTTCGTCCGAAATATCAATGGATCAAAGAGAAAGCAAAAGCCATTCAACAGTTAAAACAATCCGCCGAAAAGGCGACTACAATCTATCTTGCGTCAGACGACGATCGTGAAGGGGAAATGATTTCCTATTCGGTCTGTCTCTTACTCAAATGCTCTCCTGAGCATACTCCTCGAATTGTGTTTCATGAAATTACCGAAAAAGCCATCCGTCATGCAATTTCAAATCCTCGTCGACTGGATATGAATCGTGTCGAAGCGCAGCAAGCTCGTGCCATGCTAGATATGATGATTGGATTTACGATGAGCCCGCTTCTATGGAAACATGTAGCCCCTACGCTTTCTGCGGGTAGATGTCAGACACCCGCTCTTCGTCTTGTGATTGAACGAGAGGATGCCATTCAAACCTTTGTTTCCACCGCGAGTTGGCAAATGGAAGCAGCATGGTTACCATACTCACTGTCATCACCGAATATCCCTACGTGGATGGAGGATGAATTGGAAGATGAGGAATCGGTTCAACAGGTCATGGAACATGCGCGTGATCACTCTGAAGGGACCCTCCGTTCGAGCCATCAAACCGAATGGTTTGAATCTCCTCCTGATCCTCTCATGACGAGCACCCTTCAACAACAGGCGAGTCAATTGTATCATTGCTCTCCAAAGCAGACGATGTCCATCGCACAGCGATTGTATGAAGCAGGTCATATTACATATATGAGAACGGATAAGGCTGTTATGTCTGAAGAGGCAAAAGAGGAGGCTCGAAAGTGGGTTACCGCACAATACGGTGAAGCATACATTTACAGAGCAGAAACGGCGGTAGATCCGGTAAAAAAGAGCCGTCGTCCAAAGACAAAGGGAAAAGATTCTGAAAAGAAGGAGTCAACTGCACAAGAGGCACACGAGGCCATTCGTCCAACGCATATGGAGGTAACAACATTATCCTCGGATCAGTGGGGGCCATCGGAACGGAAAATTTATGAGCTTATTTCACGTCGTGCACTTCAATCTGTGATGGCCCCTGCAAGAGGTCGCACGCTCCATCTTCAAATCGAGTTGGATGAATTAGAGGATTTTCCATGGAAGGCGGAATACAAACGAATGGAGTTTGACGGATGGAAACGACTCGGAGCAGTGGCATCGTTAGAAGAGGAGCCGAATCCAAATCAGAATCATATTCATACTGACGAGGACGAGAAAGAGTCAAAATGGGATCAATGGAACTCGTTGAAAGTAGGCGATCGTATGAAATGGTCATCGATATCAGGCAGAGAGAAGGAGACAAGGAGTCAAACCCGATTCACGGAGGCAACACTGGTGAGGGAGTTGGAGCGTCATGGGATTGGGCGTCCATCTACCTTTGCATCCTTGTTATCAGTCATTCAGGACAAAAAGTATGTGGAAGTAACGGATCTTCCACCCACGGAGAAGCAAGTAAAAGAGTATGAAATGTGCGAAGGAGAATGGCCTTATCGCATCGAGTCAAAAAAGAAAAAGGTGGGAGCGGAGAAGCGGAAATTGATTCCCACTGCATTGGGTCGGTCCGTATGGGAGTGGATGCAACGACATTTTGATGACCTGTTTGCCTATGATTTTACAGGAACCATGGAGAAACAGTTAGATCATATTGCAGAAGGCATCATAAAACGCCCCCATGTTCTTCAAGTCATGTGGGAATCCTATCGTGAGCGTTATGAATCACTATCAAAGGTATCAAGTCTTCCACGGTCATCGTTAGAATCCACCCCCTCTTCAAAACAACGCATCTTTCTAGGGGGTCTTAAAGCCGTTCAAACCAAAAAAGGCCCTTTGTTACTACGGGAGGGGGTGACAAAGGAGGAAACAGTCTTTCTTGGATGGCCGAAGGGAGTCTCATGGGATTCCTTGACAGAAGAGGATGCATTATCTTATGAGAAGTCAAAAAAGCGGGAACAATTTGAAAAAGATCATCCCGAGGAGGTCGGGGAATGGAGGGACAAGTCCATTCATAAAAAAACGGGACCCTATGGAACGTATTTACAATGGGGTTCAGTAAATCTTCCATGGATAGACGGTGAAGATCAGGAGGCCTTATTTAGTCGCTTGGAAAAGAAAGTAGATCATCAGGGGCCTTTGGTAGTGAAAGAGTGGAAGCAGTATATCATTCGAAATGGACAGTATGGTCCCTATATCATGAAGAGGACTGCCACACAGACAAAAACGAAGAAGCCTGTGTGCGTATCTCTGCCAAAAGGGATTGAAGTGGAGAAATTGACAGAGAAGGAGGTGGATGGATTGTATAAATTAGGATTGGAGCAGAAAAAGAAAACAAAAAAAGAATAATATAGAATGGCAACACAAGATCGACCACTTGATCCACAACGGTCAGAAAGCCCCTCAAAGGAGCCAAAGCCCAAACGTTTTTTAAATGGATGGTGTAAAGAACACGAACGATTAATGGGAGAATGGAGTGATATTGCAATTTGTTATCGGTGGATACACGATCAATCCGAAAAGTATTATCATACGCGTTCTCTTCTAATTAACTTACCAGTGATTATTTTATCTACACTGGGAGGGACAGCGAATTTTGGTATACAGTCTTTGTTTGAGGATGATACAATAAAAAAATACGCGAGTTTTGGAATTGGTGGAATCTCCTTATTAGCCGGTTTACTGACAACTGTTGGAAATTATTTGCGGTATGCACAACTAGAGGAGGCACATCGTGTTGCTTCGATCGCATGGGGTAAGTTTCATCGTTTTATCGCAATTGAAATCGCATTGAGTCCAAATGAAAGAATGGACGCACTCGATTTTTTAAAGATTTGTCGCGTCGATTTGGACCGTTTAATTGAACAGGCTCCACCCATTCCAAAGGCATGCATTAATAAGTTTTCATCCAAATTCGGTCACATTAAAGATCTGAAAAAGCCAGATATTTGTGGTGGGATTGAGCATACCTATGTATATGATAGTTCAGAGACACGGCTCAAGCAGTTGGCAGTTGATGCTGCATTGATGTTAAAACACAAGAAGAATGCACTAAAAGAGTTATGGTCCCCGCAGATTGAGGATACGATTCGTCATGAAGTAGATCGACAACTAGATAGTGCACTTGAAAGAAATCGTGAACGAGCCCTTTCCAACAACCCCTTGTTTGAATCTTCCTCCATTTCATTAACGCCTGTCATTACGAAGGATACAAAGGATGTAAATCGTAAAAGGGATGCAATCTTACAAAATGTAGTAGTAATACCTTCTTCCGTTGAAAAACAATAATCAAAACATCGTTTAAAAAAATTGAACTTTATGGAGAAAGAAGAGAAGGTGTGAAAACGTAAGTATGCGTCTATCGAAGAAGGAATTGAAGGAGGTGATGGAGGATCACTTATCCTTTAATATGTTATATGGAAAGACCAATTTGAAGCATGTTCATGTTGCATTCATCTATCGCAGAGGCAAATTATTAGGGCTTGCCACGAATTTTGTAGGTTCACGGAACCGTGGATGTGGATATGATGCACGAACCATTCATGCAGAGAGAGCCGTGCTGAAGAAGGTGGGCGATGTGACGAAACTAGATGGAGCCATTCTCATCGTCATACGCATCGCAAAGGGAACACGAGATATTGTAAACTCAGAGCCGTGTCATTCTTGTCGCTGTCATTTAGAGAAGTGTATTAAGAATTATGGATTAAAGACTATTTATTATTCGACGTGATCCTTTTCATTCGTTAATCCTTGTGTATTACTTTGTTCTTGTGTCTGTTTTTCTTGGTAGGGCTGATATAAGTATTCATAGCGTGCTCGAGCAAGAGGACTGGGATCATACATTTCCAGATCTTCAAAGCGTTTCCAGTATTTAATGGTATGTATATTATAATTGGAAAATGCATCGTCCATATAAATTTGGAAATATTCTGTATAATGTGTATTCCATGGAATGGATCGCTCGATCCCTATTTTTTCCTCAACAGAGGGGGGATTGATCCATACTGTTCGTCGTTTTCGCTCTTTGGAGACACAGAAGGGTAAATTGGAAACATCTGTCAGTCGATCACATATAGCAAGATCGTCGACAAAGATATGGAAGGATGGTGGATCGTCTGACCGTGGAAATACAGAAATGAGATAGCGTTCAGGAGGATTAAGTTGTAAGTGTTGACAGATATCGTCGTTCGCACGCGCTTTTTCTTCGATCGAATAATCAATCGTAAGTGGATCAGAAAACATAAAATAAAGGGTTGTCATGAGTAGGGTGTGTTTATTTTCTATTTATAGGAGATGAACAGAAGAATAGAATGTGTTGGCTCCTAGATTGTTTGAAGTGGTATGAAACAGAGGAGTCCTATGATCGTGCAGAGGATACTTCGAAGAGTGTAATAAAGGAATCAACCCCTGTAATGTATCGCTCCTATGGTACACCGCAGGATCCACCTCATTGGGATTCAAGATACAGAACAAGGTCCGTAACGCCTAAAAAGAAATAGAATCAAGAAGTAGAAATGTCAACATGTATGGATTTATTTTTACATTGTATGCTCTGTGGATCTGAAAAGAGATCTATGGCGCGAGTGTACCCTGAAGAGTGTGTGACAGATAAGGAGACAGAGGAGAGGATAGAGAAGACAGAGGAGAAAGTAGAAAAGGAGCCAGGAGAAAAGAAGGGGCGCATGTAGTATCGATTCTTTTTTTCATATCATGTGGAGGATCTGAAAAAAAGAAAGAAGGGATCGGACGAGGGTGGGATCGAACCACCGACCTTGTGATTAACAGTCACACGCACTACCGACTGTGCTACTCATCCTCCACTTAGACCGTAGAATGTTTTTTATCGATCTAAACGCACCGGATAAAAGAGGAGAATGGATTGAGTATAAATCATCTAAATCCAATGGTAAGATATCATAGAGCATCATGGCTTCTTCCCATTCATGCAAAATCTGCTCCACAGATCCAGCCTCTTATGTTCTTCGGAAAGTGGCGGAGAAAGCGACTCATACGATATTCTACACCCACCCTTCCAAGGTAAAAACAGAATTTAGTCCGGATGATATTATTCACCACTATCGTCATCGCTTACAGGAAAATGGGTCAAAGAAATGGGTATGGGTCTTTGATGGTGCGAATTTTGATACAGATCATATTATGGAACTAAAGACAGGTCAGGGAATCGCAGAGTTGTTGGCAGGGGTTCATGGTGAGTTATTGACAGAGATTAAGATCATCAATCCAACCGTTCACTTAAAAGTATTATTGAAAGTAATTAAACCATTTATGGAGGATGCAGTCATTGCAAAACTAAATATTCTTGATAATCGCCCTCATAGCGTGTTGGAGTTTATGTAAGGGGCATGCTGCCCCTTGACCCCTGCCGAGTTAGGCAACCGTCTCTTGACCCCTGCCGAGTTAGACAACCGTCTCTTGACCCTATCTCCTTTTACCCTAGACAGAGAGAGAAAAGGTGCTTAAAGACCTATTCATAGGATAGGAGTGTGGAGAAATCCACATAGGCACGCGTGATGTAATGGTAGCCATGGTCGACTTAAGATCGACTGGAGAAATCTGTATGGGTTCGAGTCCCATCGTGTGCACTACTGTTTTTGAGGTTTAATAAAATCTGAAATCCAGTCCAGAAACCATTTAATAAAGAAATATGCATTACTTCAATTTCTTTACATCTCCTCCTTCTATTTTATCGAGTTTCTCTTTTATTTCTTTAAGAGTCTTTTCCAATTTTTCATATTTCTCAGCGTGATAATTAATTTCCCCATTCATTCGTCCATACATTAACATATCAAAACAAAACCCAGATAAAAGACATGCCATCATTGGGCTAAAAAACGGTTTATCATAATCATATGAGCAACTAAAGGATCGCGATTGGCGATAAGAAGAATGGGACAAACGACGAAGAAAAAACATTTTATTATCCTTTCTTTTCCTACTTTCTTTAAATCTTGATATAACTTCTTCACTCCATATAGATATGGCAAAAAGAAAGACATTGAGAAGAAAGACAGTGAGAAGAAAGAAAATATACGGAGGTGCTGGAAATAACAATCAAAAGAATAATACTGAAAAGAATAAATTGAAGAAGTTAATCGAGCAACAGAAAGGTATGTTACCCTCTCAGAATTATGCGGAACAATCCCCATCTCTATCCTCATCCTCGTTAAATCACATCAAAAATGATAAATTGAGACAAATACGAAATGATTTTATGACTCAAATTAAGCAAATGCAGGAAAGAAAACTCTATCAAAAATATGACAGAGAAGGTAAGATTCAATTAATAGACATGATTCGAAAAAGTGCACTAGCGCGTGGGCCCGCTAATCTTAATCATATTTTACCCAAAGCAAATGCTCTTGTATAATTAAAAGGGGCTTAAAGACCTCTGACAATAGAAGCAACGGGCAAAATGCCCAAAGGCTCTGTGGCTCAGTTGGATAGAGCTTCCGACTTCTAATCGGGGGGTCGTGGGTTCAAGTCCCACCAGAGTCAGAGGGACATCGTTAGATGACCCGACCCAAGCCAAGCGACTTGGCACAGAGGAAGCGCGTCAGGCTCATAACCTGAAGGTCGTTGGATCGAAACCAACAGTCGCTATGTGATTTTCCCTTATAAGAGCAAATCACATAGTAAACCATCTAAAGTGCGTAGAAGAAGAACCTAAAAAGAGTCTCTTTCCCATAGAAACAATGCCTTGTAACTGTGGTCGTAAAAGACAAAATGGTGATATCCCCGATGAATTGGCGGCCCCGTTGCTTGTTCAAGAGCCGGCAGAATGGGGTCCTACGCTGTGGACCTATTTACACATTCTCACAGAACGTCTCGGAACATCGGGTAGCCCCATTGTAGACACAGATCAAGCCAATTACATGGAATCGATTCTACAACATCTTCCTCATATTTTACCCTGCAATGAATGTCAACAACATGCCACACAATATCTAATGGATCATCCTGTCCCTAATCTTAAAGGGCTGTATCGCGATACTCTCCGCACAACGGTTCGCGAATGGCTTTTTGCCATACATCAAGATGTTCGACGTCGCAAAGAACAGCCGATCCTCGTATCCTCTCCTGAAGAGTGTATTGGGCTCTATCGTGATCGCACACTTCCCAAGGCAGATTATAATCGTTTTGTTCAAACGGTTACTGCTGCCATCCGTCAAGGGTGGATTCGGTTGGATTATTGGCGAAAATGGTATAGCCATTCTGAAAAAATGAGGATTCTTTCTGGAAATATTGTATTATAATGCGATTTGTATTAGAATTAGATCGGATACGCCGCAATTCTGGAGGAAGACATATTCACAGGATAGCCGTAATCTGCTAACGCAGCAGCAGTTAACTTCGTCAAATAAAAGGTTGATCCCGCAATACCGGTCATAATCTCATTGGGAAGAGCAGGATGAACAACAGGGCCTGAACCATAATCATAGGTTCTTACTTCTGTGCTGAATCCATCCCTCATACCCTCTTCCCAATGCGAATACGCCGTTCCCGCTCCGAAACTGTTCTCCACGGGGATACGATGAACTGCAGTGGATCGAATGATTTCACGATAGGCTTGAATCGCCTGACTACCAGCCTCATTTCCGTAATGACCCACATACCATGTCTTGGTCGCATCCAGAAAGGTTCCCCATCCAACAGTATCCAACGTCGATGGCAAGGAAGCCACGCCCAATCCGTGTAGCATCTCATGAATCATCACTGGAATGAGTTTCACTAGAGTGGAGCCATTGAGTTGACATAATGATAATAGGGATGAAACATGAAGAGCATTCGCATTCAATGTGACTGATTGACGAAGAGGAATGGCGGGTAAAACCGCCGTATTCCAAACGGTGGGTCGCGCACCTGCCAAGATTCCATCCGCCAATGGCTGGACATCTACATCCACCACCATATCATACTCTGAACTAATACTTGCAACTCTCTGACCATGAGATCGTAGCATCAATTGCTCGATCCACTCCTTACTGGTGTTGATCAACGTCTGGACCTCTTGAGAAGGAACCTGGGACACATATTGAATTCGAATT